CAGGTTTAGCTCTTATGGCTTGTAATAAACATAGATACACGCCGGTAACAAAAAGAGAATTAAAACCTGTTGATTTAGGTATTAAAAAATATAATAATAAAGGATCGACATCAAAAATTATAAGTTAAATGAATATATACACTAACACTAATAGTTCTTTTCCAAGTCAAGTAGTAAGTGACGCAGAAAAAGCTAGTATTGAGTACGGAACACAAGTTGCTCAGGCTATAGAGCAAGAGTGGTTTTCGCAAGGAAGGACTAGTGGTAATAGATACTTAACTAATTGGAATAATTTCCACATGTTAAGATCGTATGCTAGAGGAGAACAAAGCATACAAAAATATAAAGATGAATTAGCTATTAATGGTGATTTATCTTATTTAAACTTAGACTGGAAACCAGTTCCTATATTATCTAAATTTGTAGATATAGTTGTAAACGGTATATCGTCAAAAACTTATGATATAAAAGCTTACGCTCAAGATCCTGAGTCAATAAAGAAAAGAACTAACTACGCTTCTAAAATATATGAAGACATGTTATCTAAAGAATACTTAGATAACTTAAAAAATACTTTAGGTATTGATTTATATCAAACACCTAATACAGATATAATACCAGAAACTACTGAAGAGTTAGAGCTCCATATGCAGTTATCATACAAGCAAAGTGTAGAAATAGCAGAAGAAGAAGCTATATCTAGCGTGCTTGCTCAAAATAAATATGATTTAATTAGACGTAGATTAAATATGGATTTAGCTGTTTGCGGTATTGCTGCGGCTAAAACTAGTTTTAATACAGCTGAAGGTATTACTGTTGATTATGTTGATCCAGCGTATATGGTATATTCTTATACAGAAGATCCAAATTTTGAAGACATATATTATGTTGGTGAATTAAAAGCAATTACAATACCAGAACTTAAAAAAGAGTTTCCTAATATATCTGAAGAAGAATTAAAAAGAATACAAGCAATGCCAGGTAATAAATCTTATATTACTGGTTGGGGTGATTATGATGAGAATACAGTACAAGTTTTATATTTTGATTATAAAACATATCATAACCAAGTATTTAAAATAAAACAAACAGATCAAGGATTAATGAAAGCTATTGAAAAGCCAGATACATTTAATCCACCAGAAAATGATATGTTTGAAAGAGTTTCAAGATCTATTGAAGTATTATATAGCGGTGCTAAAGTTTTAGGTACTGATACAATGCTTAAATGGGAACTTGCTGAAAATATGTCAAGACCTTATGCTGATACTACTAAGGTTAAAATGAATTACGCTATATGTGCACCTAGAATTTATAAAGGTAGAATAGAATCATTAGTTAGTAAATGTACTGGTTTTGCTGATATGGTTCAAATTACACATTTAAAACTACAACAAGTTATATCTCGTATGGTGCCAGATGGTGTTTACTTAGATATGGACGGACTTGCTGAAGTTGATTTAGGTAATGGTACTAATTATAATCCAGCAGAAGCATTGAATATGTATTTCCAAACTGGTAGTATCGTTGGTAGAAGTTTAACGCAAGAAGGTGATATGAATCCAGGTAAAGTTCCAATACAAGAACTTAATTCTGGTACAGGAGCAGGTAAGATACAAAGTCTTATACAGACTTATCAATACTATTTACAGATGATAAGAGACGTGACGGGACTAAATGAAGCTAGAGATGGTAGTTTACCAGACCGTAATACGCTTGTAGGATTACAGAAACTAGCCGCTAACGCATCAAATGTAGCAACTAGACATATTGTACAGTCTAGTTTATTTTTAACGCTTAAATTAGCAGAAAATATTAGCTTAAAAGTAGCAGATGCTTTAGAGTTTCCATTAACTAGATCGTCATTACAGAACTCTATATCAACATATAATATTAAAACATTAGATGAAGTTGTTAATCTTAATTTGCATGACTTTGGTATTTTCTTAGAATTAGAACCAGATGAAGAAGAAAAACAACAATTAGAAGCTAATATACAAATAGCTTTACAAGCTAAAAACATTGATGTTGAAGATGCTATTGATTTAAGACAAATTAAAAATCTTAAATTAGCTAATCAAATGTTAAAAGTAAAACGTAAAGAAAAAGCTAAACAAGATCAATTAGCGCAACAAGCTAATATTCAAGCTCAAGCCGAAGCTCAATCACAAGCTGCAGAAAAAACAGCTATGGCAGAAGTACAAAAACAGCAAGCTATATCTGGTGCTAATGTAGAATATGAAAAAGCTAAAAGTGAGTTTGAAAAAGATCGTATGCAGTTGCAAGCACAGTTAGACCAACAAAAAATGATGCAGCAACATAAAAATGATATGGAACTTAAACAACTAGAAGTTCAACAACAACAGCAAAAAGAAAAAGAAATAGAAGATCGTAAAGATAAAAGAATAAAAATGGAAGGAACTCAACAGAGTAAAATGATACAGCAGAGGCAAACTGATAGCCCAGCTATAGATTTTGAAGCTGAATCAGGACTAGACATGTCACCTTTCATATAGTATTAACTATTTAATTATATTATATTATGTCAGAAAAACAAGCAGCCGTAGAGGTGAAGCAAGAAGGTGAATTTACTTTAAAAGGTAAATCAAAACCTAGAAAACCAAAACAATTAGGTAATAAAGAACAAGAAATACAAAAGGTAAATATTAAAGAACCTTTAGTAGAAGTTGAGCCTGATGTTAAAAAAGTAGAAATTAAAAAAGAAGACGATGCCATTCAAATCGGAGAAACAGAGGAGGTATCTGTGGAAAAACCATCCGGAGATAGCGCAGAGGTGGGAGAACCTATACAAAAGTCCAACGAGACTACTGAAGGGTTTTCTCCGATCCAAGAAGTAACTGAAGAAGAAGTTAAACAAGAAGTAAAACAGCCAGATGTTAAACCAGTTGAACAACCAGCTGTAGATTTACCTGAAAATGTAGAAAAACTTGTTAACTTTATGAAAGAAACAGGTGGTACTGTAGAAGATTACGTTAGGTTAAATGCTGATTACAGTAATATCGATGAAAAAGCATTGTTAAAAGAATATTATAAAAAAAATAAACCTCATTTAGACACTGAAGATGTAGATCTTATTTTAGAAGATTTTACATGGGATGCAGATATTGATGAGGAAAAAGATATACGAAAGAAAAAGTTAGCATTTAAAGAAGAAGTTGCTAAAGCTAGAACATATCTAGACAACTTGAAAAATAAATACTATGACGAAATTAAATTACGTCCTGGTGTAACTCAAGAGCAGCAGAAAGCAATGGACTTTTTTAATCGTTACAATAAACAGCAAGAACAGGCTGAGCAACTACACACGCAGTTTAAACAAAGTACTAAACAGCTTTTCAACGATCAATTCAAAGGTTTTGATTTTGAAGTTGGAGGTAAAAAGTACAAGTATAACATACAAAATCGTGATGCAGTTGCAGAAAACCAATCAAACATTAACAATCTGATAGGGAAGTTCCTAGATGCAGATGGTAGTGTAGTAGACCCGGCTGGTTATCATAAAGCAATGTATGCTGCTGAAAACGTAGATAAGATCGCTACTCATTTTTACGAACAAGGTAAAGCCGATGCCGTTAAGGATGTAGTTAACAAATCTAAAAACCTTTCTGATGTAAAAGCTAGACAAGGTAATACAGGTGAAGTTTTCATCGGTGGTATGAAAGTAAAATCGATTAGTGGTGCAGACTCTACAAAACTTAAAATTAAAACAAGAAAGTTTAACTAATTTAAAATTTATTAATTATGGGTACATTAAATCCACAGTTTGGAACAATTTTACCATCTCAAAAGCAAGAATTATTAAATAGCAACTATTTAAAATTCAATGAACCTGGAACAGATGGAACTTTTCTCCAACAGTATTTACCAGAGGTCTACGAACAAGAAGTAGAGCGTTATGGAAACAGAACGTTATCTGGATTTTTAAGAATGGTCGGTGCAGAAATGCCAATGACCTCAGATCAAGTAATCTGGTCTGAACAAAATAGATTACATATTGCTTATGATGACATCGCTGTAGCTGATGGCGCTGGTACAAGTACAGACTTAACATTAGGTGCTGCAGCTGGACAAGAGATGGTTATGAGCGTTAATGATACAATTGTAGTTTTAGATCCAGCTACTGGATTAGAAGCTAAATGTATCGTAATTGCAGTAACTCCAGGTGGACCTGGTCTTGGTTCTGTAAACGTTGAATGTTTTGATCCAGTTGGTGGTCTTGTTGCAACACAAGGTTTCTCTGCTACTGGTTGTAAAATGTTTGTTTATGGTTCTGCTTATAGCAAAGGAACTTCAATTGCTGCTGGTGGTGCTGGTAACTCAGCTGCTAGAACTAGTGTAGAGCCTTCTTTTCAACAATATTCTAACTCACCAGTTATTATTAGAAACCAATACGTAGTTAATGGTTCTGATATGGCGCAAATCGGTTGGGTTGAAGTTGCTACTGAAGACGGCGCTTCTGGATACTTATGGTATTTAAAAGCTGAGTCTGAAACTAGACTAAGATTTGAAGATTATCTAGAAATGGCATGTGTTGAGGGTGAATTAAACGATGGTATTGGTGTAGCAAATTATGGTGCTGGTCAATTACCAAGTACACAAGGTTTATTCTCTGCTATCGAAGATAGAGGTAACGTTGAAGTAGGATTTACTGCTGCAACTGGTATTTCTGACTTTGATGAAATTCTTAAAAACCTAGATACTCAAGGAGCTATCGAAGAAAACATGCTTTTCTTACAAAGACAAACTGCTCTAGATTTTGATGACATGCTAGCTAGTATTTCTGCTGGTGGTCAAGGTGGTGTTGCTTATGGATTATTTGAAAATTCAGAAGAAATGGCGCTTAACCTAGGATTCTCAGGATTTAGAAGAGGTTCTTATGACTTTTACAAA